GAATAGAACGGACGATGATTGTTGTTGATCTTGAATTCTAAGATCCCATCACCGCCAACGTCCTTCTCCCATCTGATGCGCTCAAATATAGCATTGACGGAATAATTCTTTTTTCCGCGACGAATCATTTGAAAAGTAAACTCCTGAAACATTCTCCAGAATTCAGGATACTTTTGGTCATAAGCCTCAAACTGTTCCTGCATCTCTTCTAATCGGTTCATGCTTCCCCCTAAAATGGTATATCGTCGTCTGGTTGATCTTTCGGAGACAGGAATTGAAAGTTGAACGCCCTGATCAAAGTCGAATATCGTTTCTCTCCGTCCTTCTCCCACTCTTGATACTGGATCTCTCCCTCAACATATATCTTTGAGCCTTTCTTGAGTTTGTCCGCTATCTCTGCCAAGGCTCCCGAAAACTGAACTCGATGCCAAGCGGTCTGTTCCTTTGGCTCTCCGGTTCTCGTTTTCCACTTCCTTGAAGTTGCAAGGCTGGCCGTCACTGTTTTTGTGCCGTCATCCCAATTTTTTATTTCCGGGTCACGCCCAAGATTCCCTATAAGAATTGCTTTATTCACTGACATTCTCTACTCCTTTTGCTATTTTCCAATGCTTATTAAAGAACTCCTGCTCTAGTTTTATTTCCCGTTCCTTCTGATTCTCTTTGTCCACCCGCAACGGATAGCACTTGTCACACCATTGTTTCCACGGATCTCTCAACATTGGCAAATTGCTGGTGCAAACTGTGTTTGAGCATTTGTCATTCATTGCTGATGCTTATTTTTTTGTAGCTCGATGACTTGGAAAAATACGGTTCAAGTTGTTTCAAGAGATCGGGATCTTCCTTCTCAAGTCTTTTGAGATCGAGAGAGCCTTTCCTTTCAACGGTAGACACGGCAACCCCGAACCCGAAGCACTCGCCCTGATCCTTTAGGGTTTTGCTGATTGCCGATAACTCGTCTTTGATTGTTTTCTCTTGCTTCTTCAGAGTTTTGTACTCCGTTGCAATCTCCCCAAAAGCCTCGTCTGTTCGCTCAGATTCAAAATTGTTCCATGCTTCAATCAGTTGGCTAAAGTGATCTTCAGTAATATGACATTCTTGGAGTCGGGTTCTATCCTCGTCAAAAGTGTAAAGAAACGTCCTTTCGGCCCCGGAACACAGTTTTTGATGGACAAGTTGCCAGAATGTAGGGTGCTTTTCGTCTAAATCGTCCCAGTAGCCACTAGAAGGGCTTGAGGGGCATTTTATCTCTACGATGATGTCTACCCCTCCCAACTCTCCAAAAGCGTCCAGAGAGGCTCCAAATAAGCCCATTTCATAGCAACGCGGTTCTAAATGTATGCCAAGCTCTTCCCCTACGGCTGCCCTCGCTATGGGTTCCATGTTCGACCCTCTGACCATCGCCTCGTTGACGAAAGTGGGTTTCTTGTCTGCCTTCTGCTTTCTCAAAGCATTTTGAGACTGATAAGGATTGACGTTCATTACGGTGGGAGTCTCTGAGGCAGTGCGGAGTGAACTGCGCCACTCCAACCACTCCGGGGAACCTTGCTCTAGGAAAACCTGTTTATTTTTCATGCATCGCCTCTTGCATTTTCTCATCGAACGCCCTCTTGACTCGTGCCTCGATTTTTTGCTGGTCCCATCCTTCTTCTGACCAGACTTTCAGACTTTTTTCGGAAATAATTTTTTCGTCAAGTCCTTTTTGAATGATCGCGGTTTTCACAATCCCTGTTTCTTTTTTTGCTGGTTTCCCGATTTTGTTTATTTGATCTTTCAGTTTGTTTTTATGGGCGGTTTCTGCACCATTTCCATCATCGTCTTCATCTGATCCGATTCCGCAAGCTGTAGCGAGAGAGTACCGTTTTGCGTATGTCAGGGCAGATCCGTAACCTTGAGGCGAGTTCTTATCCAGAGGCACAGTTGTAAGGCCAAAGCTCATCTGACCATCCGGGCCGTGGAAGATTGTCTCAACACAAACAGCGTTCTCTCGCTCGTGTACTTTCTGCTGATAGAAAATGCCATTCTTGTTAAGAGGCTCCTTAACTGCATCAATGATAGCCTCTAGCGTGGCATACGTTGATTTAAAGTGAGGGTTTTTCTTATCTTTAACAGCGTGACTAATCTCTGCCTGAGCCTTTACAAGTGCAGTCATGAAGGTTTGTGTTTCTAGGTTTTTGTTAATTTCTAACATTTATTTCCCCTTGATTGAACATTGTGGTTGAAGGTTTTTGTAATCCGGGTAGGTACCAGAGCAAACGTCTTTCAGATATTGCTCTTCCGCGATTCGTTCACTCTCGAAGTCGAGGTTTCCAACGAGTCCGATAATCAAAAGAATCGTCGCAAAAATAGTAAAATGTTTAAAAGTCATAGCTGGGCCTCTCTCAGAATTCTGATCGCCTCTGATCCGTCAAAACCAACGGAAGGATCGTGCGACTCTGCTTCAAACTTTAAATCATCTTTCCATTGATCGTAGTCTTCAAGGATGCTTTCAAGAAGTTGTAGAGGATTGTCGCTCTTAGATTTGTCATCAACAGCCTCTTTGATGGTTTCAGCTAAACCATCTTCAGCGTTAATAAATTCAAACCACAAGCTATATTCATCTCTGTTGATGCGTTTGCTTTCTGAAACAAGTTTATCATTTGTCATTTGTTTTCTCCCTTGATCTGCATTATTATGCACATCCAAAATAAATTATCAACTGTTGTTGAATACATAGTAAAAATGGTTATGATGTCAGGATGCTAAAAGAGAAGACGATAGAATTGTTGCGGGAAAGTCCGAAGCCTCTTCCAAAGATTGCAAAGGATTGTAAGCTAAAAGAAAGGTGGCTATATCATTTGAAGAATGACTATTGGGATGATCCGGGCGTTTTGAAGATAGAAAGGCTGTACGAGTATCTATCTGGTAAGTCTTTGAATTTAGGCAGAAAAAGGAAATAGTGACCCAACGTGACGGAATAAGAAAACCGTTATCCCAGCGCACCATCTGGACAAAAGGGAAACTAAGAAATGGATAAATCTGTAGTTTAGAGACTCGTTATTCAATATTGCTATTTCCTCCGTCAAGATTTTAAAAAATCGCTCGTCGGTTAAATGGTTTATGGGAGAGAGAAAATGGAATATACAGAAGAATTTAAGGAATTCTGGAGTTTGTACCCAAAGCAAACAGGGAAGGGAGCCGCCTTTTCAAGTTGGAAGAAATACAAAAAATCAGAGCATGAGCTAATACTAGACCACCTTCCTCAACGGATTAAAACTGATGCAGATTGGTTAGAAGGCAAGTTCATCAAGAACCCTGCTACTTGGTTGAATCAGAGATGCTGGGAGGACAATTACAAAAGAGCATCTCAGTTCGCAAGAATCTCAGGAATCAAGAAAGAGACTTGGTGCGATAAGTGCGAAAGCTATAATTTTACTCAAAGGCATGAAGACATCTGCGATAACGGCGAAGAGTTTTATCACGTTCGATTTAAAAACAAAAAATGGGTTTTCAAAATGTCAGGAGCAGAGCAACTTGAAACGATCTCTTGAACAAAACGATTGCCTTCACAAATGGACGAGGGTTATTGCTGACCACCTTCAAGACTCAGGGGTCGCAGTTAGTCACGACACTGTGAAAGAGTTAATACTTTTAGAGTTGGGCAATACCAAGAAAGTCAAAGTGCCGGGAATGCCTGAAAGAGTTATAGCTATGAGAAGTCATCAGTACAAACAGATGGATTTCGATCTTAGTGAGTACGATAGAAAAAATAATTTCATCTCGATGAACGCTTTACTTTCTAAAGTGGATGCGTGGGCTGCAACCGACTTGAATCTCCAGCTGGAAAGAGTAAAATTTCACAAAGAAGTTTTTGAAGTTTTTGACGGATCGCTGGCTGAAGAGAAATGATGGGGTTTTTCAAGCACGAACCTTGTTTGAGGTGCAAAACGACAAATCCTGCAAATTTCAAATCTAAGGAAAAGAATTTTTGTCGAGACTGCTTGAAACAGATGAAATTTTCGCCCCGTAATGAGGATTATTTCAAAGGGCTTGTGACTCAAAAGCTCAACAATCTTTATTGGCCCTCGCCTCCAGACAACGAAATAAAATATGGAGTGCCGTTTGCTGAAATGGAAAAAACATGAGAGGAAGAAGAGGACCGCAGAATTTAGAGAAGAAAACTGTCCCTCAGTTACAAAATACCTTATGGCCTATTTTCGCTAACTATATCAAAGCAGTTCATGGCTCAGAGTGCTTTACTTGTGGCAAGCGATGCGAGGGCAGGGATAGGCAAGCCGGACACTTCATTCCCCGGACGTACTCTCCAGTTAAATACGATGAGGACAACGTGAGAACTCAATGTAGTGCATGTAATGAATTTCACGCTGGAAAGCCTGTAGAATTTGAGAGAAAGCTAAGACTTCAAATAGGAGATGAGGCAGTCGAACATCTCAAACAAGAATCCACTAAGTCGTGGAAGTGGGAAAGACAGTGGTTGATCGATAAGATTCTTTACTATCGACAAGCCTTAAAAGAAAAGGAGGAAGCTGCATGAGTCTACTTACTTCACTGATTGCGCCAGTTGCTAACATTGCTACCGGAATCATAAAAAACAGAGGCGAGATTTCCAAAGCAAAACACGAAGCTAAAATGTCTCAGATTCAGAATGACGCAGATTGGGAATCGAAGATGGCCGATGCTTCTGCTAATTCGTGGAAAGACGAGTGGTTTACAATTTTACTTTCCATACCTTTACTAGCAGTCGGTGCAGGAGTTGTTATGGATGATCCCCTTATCATTGACCGAGTAAAATCAGGCTTTCAGGCTCTTGAAGAGTTGCCAGATTGGTACAGCTATCTTTTATTCCTAGCAGTCTCCGCATCTTTTGGAGTGAAAGGCGTTGATAAACTTATGAACATGAGAAAGAAATGAACAAAGAACTAGAGCCGGGAAGTGAATATAACAAGTATGATACTGACGGAGATGGCGTAGTTACAGATGCAGAACTCGCCACCACTGAACGACTGCAAGCCTTAGAGCTACAAAATGAAAAAGCCGATGCTCAGAAAACAATGTGCTGGTTTGCGTTATGGGGGATGCTCCTTTATCCCAGTGGAATTGTAATTACCTCGTTTTTAAAACTGGATTCGGCTGCTACCATACTCGGGGACATTGCATCCGTTTACTTCATTAGTGTCTCAGGTTTGATCGCGGCCTTTTTTGGGTTCCAAAGTTTTAATGGTAAAAAATAATGGAAATACTGATCGCAGTTGGTTTTATTCTCGGATACGTTTTGGGAAAACACTATGGCCGTTAACCTAGATCAGTTGTACGAAGAAATCAAAGCAGACGAGGGACTTGTCACAAACGACGAGGGCGAGTCTCTGATCTATAGGTGTACCGAGGGCTATTTGACTTGTGGCATAGGGCATAAAATCGTAGAAGGAGATGCAGAGTATGGATTCGTGGAAGGCGATACTGTACCGATGGACTCGGTTAAGAAACATTTTGAGAAAGACGTTCAAACAGCTATTGAAGACTGTCGAGCAATTTATGGCGAGGGATTTGATTCGTGGAGCGAAGAACGCTGTCATATCGTTACTAACATGGCTTTTCAACTCGGTAGAAAAGGTTTATCTGGCTTTAAGAAGTTTAATGCGTACTTTCAAGAAGGAGCTTATGGCGGTGCGGCGTTGGAAATGATGGACAGCCGTTGGGCAATTCATCAAACCCCGAACCGGGCTACAAGACTGAAAGATCGAGTTCTAGCTTTAGCTGATGACCCTCGCGGATAAGGCAGATAAGTTGATAGAGTTATGGGTGAGGGAACTGGCGCAGGAATCAGCCAACCCTTACAAGGCTCAGAGTCTCCTTGATGGACACTTTGCCCTAGAGGTTGGAGGTAAGCGGAATCCCTTGAAGTCTTATATCAACGCAAAGGAAACGAAATCACCACCGAGGGACGTTATCAGTAGTGATTTGATTTTAATCGACTCGATCATAGGGCAGATCAGCAAAGTAAACAGTAAGTACCCTCTAGTTCTGAAGTGGTTTTACAGCACCGGAGATATGAAGAGAGTAGCGAAAGAAGTAAGCGTCAGCCTCACTAAAGCAAGAGAATTAAAGAATACTGCATTCGATTTGGTGCAAGTTTTATTAGATGAAAAACTAGGAAAGAACTATGGTTAAAAAGTTATGGGAAAAGATTAAAAAATGGTTGGGCTTGACCTCTGAGGTAGAACCCCCAAAAGCCAAGCCCAAGAAAACTAAAAAGAAGAAAGCCCTTTAGCAAAATCTAGCAACTTTTTCCTGAACTGAGGGAGGACATAAACCTCAACCTTCTGAAGTCCCTGCCGTTTGCGTTTCAGCCTGTGGCGTTTAACCCGGTCACGATTGAGCCGGGCTTTTTTCTCTTCTTTGGTTTCGTTCATGCCTAGCCTCCTATAAAAAATCTGAAAAATATGATCTTTGTTTCTCAGTCAACGGTGATTGATATTTCCGGTATTCGGGTGCAGTTCTAGCCCAATCCAGAACCTGATTTGTTAGGCTGATCTTGAATTTTGATTTCAGTTCTCCAGCTTGGTGCTGTTGCAGGAATGGCAGCAAATGCCACGTTTTAAGGTTCAAACTTTCGGCTAGCTCAAATAGTTGTCTGATGCTCAATTCAACCCCCGATTCCTTCAGATCAATAATTGCCTGACGTATCAGGCGGCGGTTATGAACTGCTTTGTCGAAAGATTGCCGCGCTTTCATTGCCGCGATTCTCTCCGGCGTTGCGTCTACTTTCGGGGCGCTTGGCGCGTCGCCGCCGTAAAGATGTATTTCTCTGGTTGTCCCGTCTTCGTTTATCACCGTTACAATGTCCATCGCCCAATCATGTTTGAAGGTTCCACGAACTTGATAAACCGCGCCTTTATACGCTCCTAATTCATTGTTCATGCCTCAACACCTTCTAAGGCCGCTTGAGCCTCTTTCTTGGCTCGATTAACTTCAATTTCAGATAAGTTTCCAGCAAACAATTGTGCATCCGCCAAGGCTCTTTGTGATTGCTCTTCAGTAGGTGCTGAAATCGCAAGTTTAAGTGCCAAAACAAGCGCATCGTAAAGATTATCAATTTTTACTTCCATTTTATTTCCCCTTAATAATTTAACTTAAACGAAACAACTCCACTTCCTTGCGGCCATCGTTTTCAAACTGCGTTTTGCACTCTGCTACCGCTGATTCAAGTGCCTTAATAATCTTTTCTGCTTGGGCAGCATCGTAATCATAATTTGTCCGATCAGACAGATTACTAATTAACCGTATGGCCTTGAGCGTTTTATTCACCCGACTCTCTGCCAACCTTACAAAAGTTTTCTTCCGATCACGTTTCAATTTTTTCTCTCCTCTAATTTTTGTTAGATACTGTTCTAAAATCAGTCTTGTAAACCTTCTTTCTAGGATAGCGTGGTCAGCACAATGATGAGGCTTCCGTTTTCTTTTTCTGTGCCAGATCAAATGAGAAACGTCATGGGCAATGTTTGCCCATCCCGATTCCGTGTTGATCTTTAATGTACTATGGTTACGACTCTCCTCCCAAGTGTGGCGATTGCCACTTGTTTTCTTAAACGAGCTATAAGGGAAAAGCCTTTTTGGATGTTCAGATTTCCAAAACTTTTTGATGGCTTTTGTTGCGGTGTTGAAATCAACCTTTTGTCTGGAAGCGTTATTAACCTCATGGTGAGGAGAGACATTATTGTCTCTCCATAACTGATGAGTTTGCTCGTAGATAGACATGGCTTCTTGAGATACTTTCATATCGCATACTCCTTCCAATCAATGCCCTTCTCAGAAAGCTTTAATTTTATAGGGGAGCCACAAGCGGACTTTCTTCCTTTCGCCCACTTGCGCCCGATAGATGTTAGGTAGGCATATCTCCAACCGTTGTCCCAGTAGGTAACAAATTGATAGCCTCGCCTTTTGATTTGCCGGGTTGTTAAGGCGTGTTTGTTTCTTTTCACTCTAATTTGTGCTTTGTCAGTCATACAATGTTTCCCCTTGATTTAAAAGTTGTAGTCGTAAAACTTAACTGGCTGAGTCGAGAGGCTGAATCTCAGACCGCCATGCTGCCATTGTTTTTTTGCCCTTGACCACCGAATCCTGATTGTTGGATTTGCTTTGTTGGAAGAGATGACCCATTTTTGCTCATCTTGGTTGGAACAATGTCCTGCAAAACCGCCGCTCACCCATTCTTGATTCCAGCTTGCTGGTTTTGCGTCCATCTCTCGAATCTCAATAGTCGTTTCGCTCACAACGCGCACAATCTCAAAAGGCTCACAGTCAGTATGTAACTTTTGGATAGCAAATCTGTTGCTAACGGCTTTTTTGGTGATGGCGTCAGTGCTAACAACAAGTTCAGGTAGATTATTTTCAATAACAAATTGGTTGTGGAAATTTAGTCTTTTTTGCGCTTCTGCAAAGGTGTTTTTCGTTTCAACGCGAAAATCTTGCTCACAATGCTCTGGCAAAGGCAAAGTTACGTTATATCTGTAGCTTGTGTATGTTGTTTGATCGTTCATTTTGTTTCCCCTTGATTTATTGAACTTACAAAAACCATTATACATACCATTACAGGTAATGCAAGTAATTAGTGCAATTAAATAAGGTATTTTTCTGCACTAAGTTTCGCGCAGTTAATTACCACATAATTATTTGCGCGGCAGTATCGTGATACCACTTTTTTAGTATCGTGATACCAGTTA